ATAAGCATTAATGTTCTTACCATCAATTTCCAACTGCATTCCAAAGTCAACAATTTGAGCAAGTATGTTGTTAACCTCACCTTCAATCATAGGTAAAGCTTTCTCTATCAATTCATAGGATACACCATCTTTAGATAATGAATTAAGATAAAATTCAAATAATTTAGATTGTTCTTCTAATCCTTTTACTTCTTGTATTCTATCTTCTATAGATTCTTTTTGATTTTGAAGAGCAGATATTCTACCATTTAATTTTAAAATTTCAGAATTATTTGTTTTTATTACTTTCTTTACATCATCTAAATCTGACCTTACATCTACAATATCATTTCTAATTTCTTTGTTCTTTTTTATTTGTTTCTCATTCTTATAATATTCTTTTATAAGTTGGTCTTGTTGAGCAATTTGTTGTTGATTTCGTAATTCTTCAGTTTCAATTGTTGATAACTTGTTAATAAGTCCACTTATTTCTCTATCAATCTTATCTTCTTTATCTCTTGCTTCTACAAAATTACTCCACTCTTTTTCATATCCTTTAAGAGAGTCAATATCAATATTTAAATTTAATTTATTTTTTTCAAATTCTTGTAATCTATGTTCAACTTCTTTTATTTCAGTTTCTACTTTTTCTTTTGTCTCCAAAATAGATTTTGAGTTTTCCATACAAATGTTACAATCTTCATTGTATTTATGTGAATCTAAATGTTCTTTTCTTTCATATAAAGAATCTTTTTTAATATTTACCTTTTGTATTTCATTATCTATACTCGATGAATTCTTTTTTAAATTTTTAAGTTTAGTAATTCCTTCTTCTAAATCTTCCTCATCAAACTTATCAAGTATTTCTTCTAATTCTATTTGTAATTTTTCACGATGACTAATCCTATCTTGTATAGAGTCTTTTTGATTAATAATGTCATCTTTTTTCTTTTCGAGGATTTTTAATCTTTTTTCTAATTCCTCAATCGATACACCACTATCAGCATTTAACTTTACAATTTTTTCATTTAATCTTACAATTTGGTTTTGAAGGTCATCCTCTTTTTTAAGAATACTTGATTGTTCTATCTCCAAAAGTTTGTATTCGTTTTTGTCCTTTTTTAAATCGATGTCGATTTCCGCTAATTTTGTCGTGAAATCATCACTCTTGAATTTTCTGATAAGTGTTGCAGTGTCTCTATTCTCATCACTTGCCTTTTGGTATAGTTTATCAAAGATATCTACCCCAATAAATTGTGAAAGGATTTCTTTTCTCTCGGATTGTGATTTATCAATGAATAGAGCATTGTTACCTTGTAGAGAAAGAGCAGTTAAAACAAAGTCCTCGAACTTACCAAGATACTTTTCAATATTCTTGTTTGTGTCTTTTCTTTGTTCACCATTGAGTGATTCTACAACTCCACCATCTTCTTTCCAAAAGTTTACATCTACCTTTACCGATGTACCCCTTCTAACATACTTAGCTTTCCTCTCAATGAAGTAATCTACTCCATCTATCTCAAAGTTAAACTTACAATGGAAAGTTGATTTACGGTTGTTTAAAACATTCCTTGAGAGTGTTGTTCTACTTGTTCTATCGTAGATACAGAATGATAGAGCATCCCACATGGATGATTTACCACTTGCATTAGGAGCAAAGATACCCATGATACCTTGTGCCTTATCAAATCGGATTAAGTTGTCCTCACCATATGAGAACATATTAGAGAACTTAAACTCTTTAGGAGTCCATAGAATGTTACCAGCTGATTCTGAGTCATCTATAGTAGAGTTAAGTTCTGTATTGATATCACATATCTTATCTATCTCTGAATCTTCTAATAGGTATTGTCTTTCTAAGTAGTCTCGTATGAGTTGGTTTTGGAAGGTTTCATCTTTAACATTACCGACAATGTTTTTGTTTACCTTTTGATTTGTTTTTAATTGTCCAATGGTATCGGTACGAGTCACGGTTACTTCTGCAACTTTGAATAACTTTTTAAGTTCAGTTATTCTTCTCTTCATATCACTCGGTTCAGTCTTTGTAAACCTCAATCTAAGTCTTGGATACTTTGGTAACTTTGTACCAACCTCATCATATACCCATTGTGGGATTTTACCATTAACAACATCAACTGTTAAGAATCCATAATCGTTGTGGATATGGTGTTCTGTAAAAGTTCTTGTTGGGATATCCCACAATAAGTATCCATGGTTCTCAAGTAGTTCACCATGGTTTTGTTGAATCATCGAACCAGCATATGCTATGTGTTCATATCCTTTACCAAAGGTTTGTCTCTTATGAATATCTCCCAACATCGCCATATCAAATCCATCAAACATATCCACTTGGAATGAATTTGATGAAACTGTATATCCGATATCAGTTTGGGCTTTATTCACCGGACCGTGAAAAAGACATATCGTATTGTCTCCATCAACGGTATCTCCTTTAGGCCAATTTTCCTTGCTATCGAGTATGGAATATACAACGAAAGTAAGATTATGGATATTGTAAACACCAGTATCACGAAGATAATGAATCCGAGGATTTCCAAGGTTTTTGATAATAGGTGTGAGTACATCAAGTCTAAAGTTATTATTTAAGTTACAATCATGATTACCTGTGATTACCACAGTTTCTCTAAGTTTAGAGCACTCGGTAAGAAACCAACTGATTTCTTGTACGAGTTCAGGTGACATCTCTGTTTTAGCGTGAGCTATGTCACCAGCAATATAGATGAGTGAATCTTCTATATTATCTTGTTTTACTTGTTTTAAAAATTTATTGAATATTAATTTATATTCTTTGTGTCTTTGGAGGTTACGAATGTGTAAGTCCGCCAAATGATAAACTTTGTTTATTATCATAAAGTTGATAGTTTTTGTGATATAATATCACTAAATTCTGTAGATTCTGTATTTTTTAATTTTTTATTTATTTGTGAGAAACCCATCTCACTTGCATCTTTTTCAGTTGGTAAAATATTTGTAACCGTAATTCCATTGTTCATAAAGTAACTCACATAATACAAAGCTTGGTCTTGAGCATCTTTATCTAAAAGAATAGATATTTTTTTTACACCTTTTTTGTAAATAGAATCCATAAGAGTTTTTGGAATAAATTTTCCTAATAGTGGTATGGCATTTCTTTTTACTGCCATCGCATCAAATACACCTTCAGTAAGTGTAATAGGTTCTTTCCAATTTATTTGGTTTTCGAAGATTGTAACATTTTTCGATATTGGCGGATTTTTATACTTAAACTTTTCCTCATCAAATACAGACCGTGCGATGAAGTAATTGAGTCTATTATCTCTATCATAACTCGGAATAATAATACGATTGGAATAAATCCCACTATCACAATAACCCAAATTATACCTAATAATATCTTCTTGAGTAATACCTCTATCTTTAACATATTGTTCAACCTTCCTATATAATGGATTTAACCCTTTTGGTTTATCCAATAGTGATTTAAATTCAGAAGGTAACCTAAGTTCTACCTTTTCTTCATCAGTAGATGTTGTTGAAACAATATAATCATCACCATATATTTCGTATATCTTCTTTATCTTAGATGAATCTACTTGTAGTTTTCTAAGTAAAGTTTGTATTTTTCTACCTTTAGCATCACAAACCCAACAATGCCATTGTTGTGTGTCTAAGTTTATTTGTAACTTTTTCTTGTGATGGTGACAGAATGGACAATAATGAGCTTGTTCATTACCCTTTAGAGATGTACCAACCCCTAAAATTTCATCCAATATGTTAACAATAACCGATTTATCTCGTTGTGAGAGCATAATTTATATAATATACGATGTAAATATACGAAAAATTTTTCAATTTTCCAAATCTTTTCTAAAAAATTTTCCTAAAATGTTATCATTTAGACAATGAGATTCATATAAAACATCGTGTTTTATCTGTTCTTCTAACTCATAATAAGTCAAAGCTTTCTTTGTTTTACAGAATCGTATAATAAATTTTTCGATATCATCACTATCCCATTTTTTTACTTCAGAATGTGATGATTGATATTTTTTCCAATTCGATTCTTTTACCACCTTTCTTTTTCTCTTTGTACCTTTTAGTGGTGGTAGTGTTCG